TGAATTCTGATGTAGGTCTTGGCTACCAAGGGTATAATGCAGACAAGTGTTTCCGTGATACTGGAATCATCGTAGAGAACACTGGACTAGACATTGCAACCAAGGGTAACTACTGGGGTCGTTTAAACGGTATTACTTATCGCTCACCAATTTCATATGTTGTTGTAAATGAACAACTTGATGAAACAGTTGGTTCTATTGAGCATCTAAAAGATTCTATCGAGCACATCTTTAGAAATGCAAACACAGAAGTAAATGATAGAGTCTCAACATCAATTGATGAAACACTTAACATTCTTAAGAATGGTGAAGAGTTTGCAAACAACATTATCTTTACCGATACAGGTAATGCTCCTGCAACTGCAGCTCGTGAAGTTGTACAAGATAACCGTGAATTCATCATCGAAGAATTTATCGATTGGTTGGATAATAACGAAGAATTCTATGCATATGATTCTGCTAAGTGTAAGAGAGACGTTCGTGAGTTTATCTTGCCAGCAGTTAAGTATGACACAATGCTTGACACAAACTATAACTCTGTGACAGCAGGTAATGCATATTACTTTAAAGCTGCTAAGAACGTAATCGGTGCACAAAGAGAAGAAACAATTGCTGCATATGAAAGACTACGTTTTTCAACAGACGAGTTGACTCAAGCTAATTCTGCGGTATTTGCTGCAGAAGCTTACGAGAAATTTAATGAGATTATTGGTATTCTTAAGAATGACGGTGACAAGTTTACGCCAACTGCGGTAACTTATACACCTTCAACAGGTGACTTTGAGATCACTATAGGTACTCACAGCCTTGACGTTGGAAGATATATTCTTCTAGAACCAGAAGGATTCACATTTACTTGTGCGACAGATGGTAATGTAGTACAACTCAAGCACCCAAGAAAATCGGACCCTGCGTTTAAATCAGCACTTCCGATTACATCAACAACAGCAACTACAATTACTGTAAATGTTGGATCTACAGGATATAACGGTGTACATACTCTTGTATCTGTAAAAGATAGCGCAGTAGCAGTTCTTGGTTCAGCAATCACATTTAGTGACGACACTGCAATCTCTGCAGATAAACGTAATGCAAGAGCTAAGCTACAACATAACCGTACTTGGATCCAAAACTATATGATGAACTGGGCTGATGAAGAGTGGTTCTTCTACGATTCAGAAAAATGTCAGAGAGATACAAAAGAATATATTGTTCCTGCAGCAATGAGAGACATGCAGTTAGGTACAAACTTCAATGCTATCCAAGCTGGTATTGCATATCGTGGTGGAACAAGTAAGACTCTACTTACAGATCAGCTTACTGAAACAGTTGGAGCGTTCTCACACTTAAGAGATGAAGTTTCTGATACAATGTCAGATTCTATCGCTATCGCAAAATCAAAAGATTCGTTTAACGAAATCATCGGTATCATGAATACCGGTGCTAGAAAGTTCACACCAGAAACTGCGACATACGATCCGGTAACTGGTGTAATGACTCTTACATTGCCAAATCATAGTTATGAAATTGGCGATATGATTATTGTAGAAAAAGAGTCTATCACATTCTCATGTGGTACTCCGGCGGTTGAAATCTCTCATCCAAGAGCAACTGATCCTCTATTTAGAAAACCAATGCAAATTACAAATGTTGCCGGCGATGTTATTACAGTTAATGCTGGCGATGCAAACGGTTATACCGGTGCGCATACATTTGTAAGAGCGAAAGCAAATGCTGTTAAAACTTATGCTGAAGTAAAACGTAACTACACTCCAACAGGAAGTACTTACGATCCAGCGTCTGGTAGAACAACATTTGAGATGGTAGGACACAATCTAAGTAAAGGTGATTACATCGTAATTGATGAAACTGCAATCACATATCAGTGTTCTAACAACACTCATACTAATGTACAAATCTCACACCCAAGAGTTACAGATCCAATTTTCAACAATATGGTTGAGATTACTGATGTACCAGATGCAAATACAATTGCTATTGATGCTGGTGCAATCTCAGACGGATATCTAGGTGCGCATACATTTGTAAGCGCAGATGCAGACGCTATTAAGCATATGGAATATGCAAGAGGCAACGGATATACTCCAACTGCTGCTACATATAATGTAAACACAGGTATTATGACTGTTACTATTGGTGAGCATGATCTAAGAATTGGCGAAAAAATTAAGATCAACGAAGGTGCGATGACATTCTCATGTGGTTCACCAGCAGTTGAAATCTCACATCCAAGAGCTTCAGATCCTGCATTTAATACTGATCTAACTATTTCCGCGGTAACTGCAGACTCTATTACAGTTAATGTTGGAGATGCCGGTGGATATACTGGTGCTCATACATTCGTAAGAGCAGAACCGTTTGCAATTACATCTTCATCAGTTTATACTGGTAAGTTTACTCCAAGCACAGGTACATACGATCCTCTAACTGGTGATATGACTTTAGAAATTGGTCAGCATAGCTTACCGGTTGGTAAATATGTAATGCTTGCAGATGAAAGCATCAGATTCTCTTGTGCGAATACAACCACAAGTGACATTGGTGAAATTTCACACCCAAGAGATGGCGAACCTGCATTTAGAAAACCAGTTCGTATTTCAGCAGTTACTGATACTGCAATTACAATGAACGTGGGTAATGCTGGCGGATATACTGGTGCACATACATTCGTAAGTGCTAAGGTTGATTCAGTAGATACAAATGCCATCTACTGGACAGACCCTGCTAAGGTTGCAAGCTATCATACACCAATAGATGTTGATTATAACCCAACAACAGGTGATATGATTATCGACTTTGGTGGATCTCATGATTTCACAACTAACGATCATATCGAATTTAAACCGGCAAGTGTTGTACTTTCATGCGTTAATACTGCGACTTCTGAAACAATCGAGATTGCTCATCCAAGAATTGGCGAGCCAAATTACGAGTTCCCACTTGAAGTTACAGCAGTTGCTGCAAATACAATCACAGTTAATCCTGGCTCAGCAGGTGGATATACAGGTACTCATACATTTGTAAGAGCAGATTATGACGCCGTAGTTAAGCTGCCTGAAAGAGTTACAAGAAATGGTGCACTTGCTCGTAAGCAGCTTCAAGCTAATAAAGCATTCTTGCAAGCTGAAGTCGATGCATGGTTGAAAGACAACTACTTCGTATACGACGACAAGAGATGTGCTCGTGATACCGGATATATTCTTGATGCTGTACGTCGTGACATGGCTACAGGCTCTAATGTTAACGCAGTATTTGCTGGTTTGGCATATAGAACTGGTAACGCAAGCGCAGAAAATGTTGTTAACAATCAACTTACAGAAACAGTTGGTGCGATTACTTGGCTAAAAGGTAAAATCAATACAACAATTACTTCAGGTGCTGCTGGCCTAGCTGCTGACGCTGCATTCGATGAAATTATCGACATCATGAATAACGGTGCAGGTAATGCGAACTCAAGAACATTCGGTACATCTTACGTATCACAAGATACTTTAGATGCAAGAGGACTTCTACAATCTAACAAAGCATTCTTGCAAGATGAAGTAACAGCATGGATTGCAAACACGCATCCAGATCTTTCTTACAACGTAGCAGATTGTGAAAGAGATCTAGGATACTTTATCGATGCGGTATCATGGGACGTACAACACGGCTCAAATGCTGCAACAGTAAATAACGCAAGAGTTTACTTCGATAATGCTGTAAGTGTACTAGCAGAACAAGAAAAACCAGTAACTGCTGAAGCATATGCTTACATTGCAGATATTGCTGGTGGGTTGGTAAGACAAGAAGTTGTGGCAACACAACAAAATGCTACAACTCAAACATTTGCTAATACTCTAACACCTACATTTGCTGCATATAATCCTGTAACTGGAATTATGACTCTGACAATTCCAAGCCACGGTCAATCAGTTGGTGATTACATCGTGATTGCAGAAAATGGTATTACATTCGAGTGCGGTTCTCCTGCAACTCAGATTTCTCATCCAAGAGCAACAGACCCATATTTCAATACACCAATTGAAATTACTAAGGTTGATGGCGATATTCTTACAATGTATGTCGGCACGGCTCAAGGTTATGCTGAAGCACATACATTTGTAAGTGCAGCAACAGACTGTGTCAGACCATCTGTCGCACCTGCGGTTGGTACAGAAGTTGAGAAACTATTCAGAACAATTTCTGACATCATTGAAGAAGATGATTACAAAACAACATTCGGTATTGAAGGTTACGAAGATACAGACGGTTATGTAAGTGGCGGCGAAGGATATGGTACTGATGGAATCAATACCGGTCTAACAACACCAACTATTAAAGAACCAACTCTATCTGGTACAGGATATGACGCAGCAACAAACGTAATGTTTGAAGAAATTGCTGGCGCAACTGCTAAATATCAAACTGAAATTATCGACTATATTAGAGAAACATATAATGGTCTAGCTTATCAAGAAGATAAGTGCCCACGTGATGTTGGCTATATCGTCGATGCGGTTTCCGAAGATTTAGAATACGGTGGAGACTCTGCAACAATCAATGCAGCAAGATACTACTTTGAAGGCGCTATTAATGTTCTGCCTCTATATCAAAGAGAGCCTACAAGACTGGCATTTGAGCATATCGCTGATCTTATGGAAGATGTTGTTACAGAGACAGCAATTACACCTACAACAGGTAATGCGCTAACTCAAGATACTTCGGGTCTTCCTGCTGACGCGGCAACTGGTGTAGAAGCTAAGAGATTGGCTAACATCATCTCAAACATTACAGATGATCGTCTTGTAATTCCAGAATATACTGGATCTCTTGATATTACTCAGAAACCAGAAGCAAGACTTAAAAATCTTCCATCTGCAAATACAGACATCGCACCTCTTATCGAGCCATCAAGAACATATGCTCGTAAAGCACTTCAGATGAACAAAGGCTTCATCCAAGATGAGGTTGTTGGATACATTAATGATACTTACTTTACATACGATGAAGATAAGTGTGCAAGAGACGTTGGATACATTATCGACGCTGTAAGAAGAGACGTTGAAACAAATAGTGATTACTCAAGTAAGTATGCAGGTCGTGCTTACAGAGCTGGTAATCCTTCAACAGACACAGTAATTAATGACCAACTTGCAGAAACTATTGAAGCAATTAAGTATGTAAGAAAAGACATCGAAGCACAGCTTTCAGGTACAGCTCTTACAACAGCTCGTGGTGCATTTGATAACATCATCAACATTATGAAAGATGGTGTATCAGGTCTAACATACAACTTCGGAACATCTAGAATTGGTGTTAGCGAAGGTAACTCAACTGATGGCTTGGTTGCTAACAGAACATTCTTGCAAAAAGAAGGTAGAGCATACTTTGAGCAAACTTATCCAGTACTTTGGGCAGCTCTTTCAGCTGAGCAAAGAGATAAGTGTGAGCGCGATATCGGTTACATGGTTGATGCGGTAAGCTGGGATATCCGTCATGGCTCAAACGTTGCTATGAGAGATGTTGCAAGCCTATACTTTGATCAAGGAACATCAGTTCTACCTGCAGATCAGAAAACAGAAACTGCAGCAATCTTTGAGCATGTAGCAACAGTTGCTGAAAGAATTTTGTTGAAACTTCCTGTAACACCTACAACTGGTAATACTGAAACAGTAAGTACTGCATTCGGTAATGTTCTTACTCAGGTTGCTCAAGATGTAGAAGATCTATTTAATATCGTATCTAATATGATTACTGAAGATTCTCTCTTTGGTTTACCTGCAGCCGTGTTCCCAGATACTGTAGCTGTAGGCGCAACAGGATATGCCGATGCATCAGACGTTGCGAAGATTACAGCACGTAAGACAACACTACAAAACGGTGTTAATTCTTATCTGCAATCCAAATTTGATTATCTTGAGTACGATTCAGAAAAATGTCGCCGTGACACTGGTTACATGGTTGATGCGATCTCTCATGATATTCAGTACGGTGGTAACTCTGCGATGTGGAATGCAGCGCAGATCTACTTTGTTAACATGACAAACCTACTGCCGCTTGAGCAGAGAGAGCCTACTAAGAAAGCCTTTACACATATGGCTGAAGTAATGCGCAAAGTAATCCGTAATGAAGATGTAGATCTAAGAATCGGTAAGCGCTTTACACCTACAAATGCTACATACAATCCTTTAACAGGTGTGATGGAAGTTACTCTTGGTGCTCATAACCTAGCGGTTGGTGATTACATCATGTTTGAAAAAGAAAGCATTACTTTCGAATGTGGTTCACCTGCTGTACAAATCTCGCATCCAAGAGAAACAGATGGTTCTTTCGCTAAGCCGCTAAGAATTGATGCTAAAACAGCAACAACAATTACAGTTCAAGCTGGATATGCTAAAGGTTATGCTGGAGCACATACATTTGTAAGTGCGACAGACAATGCAGTAAAAGTTATTAGAGGACAATCATTCAAGCAAGACAAGTCATCATTGGCTGCAAGAAGAGAGATTGCTATGGAAGCAAAACATCTTGCACTTATGATTGCTGATATTGCAGATGATAACAATCCTGATAACCTACCTGCACGTATCGAGCCTAATATGGATTGGGTACCTTCAATCTTTAAGACCGAGAAAGATAAAGTTGACGATGCTCTTGAAGCACTTACAACGAGCATGGTTAACCATATCTCAACAACTTATAAAGGTATCAGTTATCCTAAAGAAAAATGTCGTAGAGATGTGGGCATTATGCTCGACGCTATCTCACACGACGTACAATACGAAACAAACTATGCTACAAGACTTGCTGCTAATATGTATTTCGACAATGCAACAAGCGTTCTTCCATTTGATCAGCGTCAACAAACTGCTGATTTCTATGAAGAAATGGCAAACTACATTAGTAAGATTATTACTGGTGATGTTGCTGGCGAAGCAGGTGGTCCATCAGCAGCGACAGCAGTTGAAGGCGAGTGGGCTGCAGACATGGTTCGTATTGTTGAAGAAGCAATTAGAAGAGATGGATTGGATGCAGTTCCTGAGCTTATCGAACCTAACACAGCATGGGTTGATGATAGCAAGGTATCAGCAGGTAAGATGATCGATGGAAAACTCGGTGATCTTGCAGATGATGTAACTAAGTTTATCTCAGACAACTTTACTATCGTAGATTACAGCAAAGCTAAGTGTCGCCGTGACTCAGGTTACATCATTGATGCTATGAGCTGGGATTTGAACTACGGTGGTAACCTAGCATCTCGCTGGAACGCAGACTTCTATTACTGGAATAACGAACTTCGTATTCCGGAAGATACAAGAGTTGCAACAGCTCAATCTTATCGTCAACTTGGTAAGATTGTAAGTGATGTTACAGTAGGTAAGTATCCAGGTCAGAAGCTTCGCCCAGAAATGGGATCTGAAGCTCAGCAAGCGCAAGCAAAAGACTTGGGTATGATTTTCTACAACGCACTATTCTATAACACACCAAGAGCTCTTGGTAGAACAATTCAACCAGACTTCATGTGGGAAGACAAGAAGAATAAAGCGTTTAGATTCTCAAGAGATATCTTGTTGAATAATAAAGTTGCGCTTCAGAAAGAAGTACAGAGATTTATTACTTCAACATATAAGTTTATCGATCTACCTAAAACATATCGTGATGCTGGTAACTTAATTGATATTATACAAAACGATCTTCGCTTCACAGATCCTTCACAGAACCCACCAATCGAAGGTTCTGATAAAGCAATGAGATCTTTTGCAGCAGCACTATACGATATTGATTCAAAATCAGTATTCCCAGTGTTTAACCCACCAAGCGCGTTTGCTAACTGGAGAGATCTAAGATTTAAAGGTGCGGGTACAGTAACAGAACGTGATGCATTAACTAATCCAAAGAGATGGGATGCATTCGTTGTATCAGCAACAGGCGGATCTAACCCAGATAATAACGATTATGTTGGTGAAATTCATTACTGGAATGGCACTGGATGGATTGCAAGTGGACATCAAAACAATGTAGATTTGCTAGTATCTTTCTATAAAGCTTGGGAGCGTATGAGAGATTATATAAATACCAATATCGCACCTAACGCAGCACATAGAGCTATGATTACTGAATTGATTGACGACGTATTGATTAGTACAGTGTTGAGACCAAACTTCTTGGCATTTGGTTCGCTTGTTGAATCCATTGCCCACCAGTTTAACGGCGCATCAGCAGGTGTTAACAGAAATGCGTTGCCGTTAAACTTTAGAAACGTTGGTGCTGCAATTGGTGCTACCGCTTCTGTTCTTTCAGAAGATGGTGGTAGAATTAGATGGTCTGGTTCTGACGAATTGAACAACCAGTACTTCGCAAGAGGACTGAGAATCAATGGTAGAACAGGACGTATTGAGGGTAGACCGTTTACGTCATCGGTCAGAAAACTAGCTAGAAGAGCTTCTAACAGTAGGGCAGTACTATAATGGCAATTACAACTATATCAACATCCCAGGCGCCCGACGCAAAACCGGTCGCCAAAAACTTAACATTAACGACGAACTGGGACATTCTTATTGAAGTGCCCAACTACGAAGTTCCTGAGCTTGTTTTTGGCGGTTCAAACGTGGTTGAGCCGGGTGTAGGCGAAGTCATCAGTCCTTTGATTATATGTAATTACTCAGCAAACACTGTAAACGTCGATGTACGCACGCATAGATACGCATTAAACCAGGAATTTTACGTAATAAGAAACATGCCGATTCCGGCATATGACACCTTCGCTTTGCCTCTAAATGGACAATTCTTTGCATCGGGTGATTTATTGGAAATTAAAGCGTCCGCAAACTTAGCGTGTGACGCTACATTGTCGTTCACATTAGGTCAGAGCGAGGAAGACGATGTCGAGTAGATTTAGAAGCCTTAGAGGTCGCACAACTCTTATAGGACAGGGCTTACCCCAAGATTATACGACGCTCGATCCTGCGGCACACGAAGGATCTATTGTCTACACGACTGCTGGGCAGATGCGCTACTCAGATGGTACCAACTGGGTACTTTTTGATGCAGCTGCGGCAACTTCTCAAGGCACCCAAGGTGTCCAAGGTGTTCAGGGCTTACAAGGTGACTACGGTCCAGGATTTACAATCATTGGATCTGTCGCTGATGTAGATGCCGGTGGCGACCCCCAGGCCACATTGAACACTGCTTTTCCAAGTCCTAACATCGGCGACGGTGTTATTGACGAAGCTGATGATGAACTTTGGATCTATGTTGGCTCAAGCACTTGGGTAAACATTGGTTCTTTCCGTGGTGTACAAGGTTTTACGGGTAATCAGGGAACCCAAGGTGCTCAAGGTACTATTGGTGAAGAAGGTATTCAAGGTCGTCGCGGTTTCCGTGGACAACAGGGTGTTCAAGGTATCCAAGGCTTTAAAGGACAACAAGGTGTCCAAGGTATGCAGGGTATTCAAGGTACCCAAGGTCCACAAGCTTATCAAGGTGTACAAGGTATTCAGGGTGTCCAAGGAGTTCAAGGACTTCAAGGTATTCAGGGACCTCAAGCGTATCAAGGTGTACAAGGTACTCAAGGTTGGTACGGTATCCAAGGTTGGCAAGGACAAGACTCTGGTCTAGTACTTACATATAATCTTTTAAATGATATTACAGAAGCAGATCCTAGTACTGGCGGGGTTATCTTTAATGCTGCTTTAGCAAATACTGATAACTTTTCAGCAGTTACACAAATTTGGATTGATGATACAGATAATCATAATGTTAATGTTGAAGGTCTTTATCAGGCGATGGATAGTGCATCGTCAACTAATAAAGGTTATTTGAAATTTACAAAAAGAGACAATCCATCAGATTATGTAATCTTTTCAGTTCAAGAATTAACAGATCAAACTGGTTACTGGGAACTCGACGTTACATACATAGCTGGTGATGCTCTTAAACAAGATTTTACAGAACTAACTTCGCCACCTAGCACATATACTTCTTATCCACTCGTTGTCGCATTTGACATTTCGGGTGATCGTGGTTTCCAAGGCATTCAAGGACCACAAGGTACTCAAGGCGTACAAGGATGGCAGGGTACACAAGGTACTCAAGGTCCTCAATCAGCTCAAGGTACACAAGGTTTCCAAGGTTGGCAGGGTACACAAGGTACTCAAGGATTACAAGGCCGTCAAGGTACGCAAGGCCCACAGTCTACTCAAGGTATACAGGGTACTCAAGGCGTACAAGGATTTAGAGGAAACCAAGGTGTACAAGGCTGGCAAGGTGTACAAGGTCGCCAAGGCACACAAGGTGTTCAAGGTGGATTCGGTACTCAAGGTGCTCAAGGCTACCAAGGTGTTCAAGGAGTTCAAGGTACTCACGGCGAGCATGGTGGTCTAACATTTGAGTGGGCATTTGACAGCGGTACCGCTACATCAGATCCTGGCACGAATAACTTTAGATTCAACAACTCGGATCCTACCCAAGCAACAAGAATTATTCTAGATGATATTCCTTCTGATCAGTATTCAAATCAGATTGACGAGATTCTAGATTATTTGGCTGGACTTCCAGGTACTCCAAAAGGTCATATCATTGTTTCACACGCAGGTGGAGACGGTGACGGTCCTGGCGGTCATCATTTTGCTGCTTACTCATTCTCTAACTTTACTTGGGATTCAGTTTCTAAAAACTGGGGTTACTTTGACGTAACAAATATCGAAAGTACAGTTACAAACTGGCAAACACAAGTCGTTGATACACATGACGAATTTGCTATCATTAACTTTATTCCAGGCGGTCCTATTGGTCCACAGGGTACTCAAGGAACACAGGGCACTCAAGGAACACAGGGCACACAAGGTACTCAAGGCGTACAGGGTGTACAAGGTCCACAAGCATATCAAGGTGTGCAGGGTACTCAAGGCTTCCAAGGTATGCAAGGCTTTGAAGGAGCCCGTGAGTTTACTGTTACTGCGCCAAATGCTCCTAACGATTACACAATCGATGGTGTACTTGATCCTGATCTGCATCTTCTAAGAGGATTTACATACGTATTTGATATTAATGCAGTAGGTCATCCATTCCAGATTAGAGTATCTAATGGTGGTGCTGCATACAATACAGGCGTAACAAACAACGGCACAGATAATGGTAAGCTAGTATTCAGAGTTCCATTTAATGCTCCAGATACATTGTACTATCAGTGTACAGTACACGGCGCAATGGGTGGAAACATTACTACTTCCGAGGTCGGGCCGCAGGGTATTCAGGGTATTCAAGGAACTCAAGGTGTACAAGGCTGGTACGGTTTCCAAGGTACACAGGGTATGCAAGGTTTCCAAGCTGCTCAAGGTATTCAAGGTGATTATGGTTTCCAAGGTGTGCAAGGCTTCCCAGGCCAAGTTGGTCCACAAGGTGCTCAAGGTACATTTGGTTTCCAAGGTGCTGATGGTGCGCAGGGTTCAACAGGTAGCTTCGGTGGCGTAACATTCGATTATACTTGGTCAACAAACACAGCAACATCAGATCCTGGTGTTGGTTATGCTAAGATTAATAACTCAAATGGATCTTCTGCTACACTTCTTTTGATGGATGATCGTGATGATAACTTCACAGACATTCAGCCATATCTAAGAACTATCGATGATTCCACAAGTGCCATTAAAGGTCACGTTAAGATCACTGAAAAGCAAACACCTGCTAACTTCCAACTATATACTATCAGTGGAGTAACGGAAGCTTCAGGTTATTTTGCCATCGATGTTTCTTACGTATCTGGTTCTGTAGGTGGTTCATTTGCTAATGACGAAGATATTACCATTACATTTGCTAGAACTGGTGACGTCGGTGATCCAGGCTCACCTGGTCCTGCTGGTATCCAAGGTCCTCAAGGAACTCAAGGTGTTCAGGGTTTCACAGGTGCCGGTACGCAAGGTATTCAAGGTGATCAAGGTGTACAAGGTTTCCAAGGTCCTTCAGGTACTCTAGGTGCTCTTGGTCCACAAGGTCCACAAGGTACTCAAGGTGTACAAGGTGTTCAGGGCGCTGATGGTGTTCTTGGTGGAGATGGTATTCAAGGTTTCCAAGGTATCCAAGGTACACAGGGTATAACTGGGCAAGGTACACAAGGTACGCAAGGTTTTGCTGGACAAGACGGTATCGGCGGTACAGGTATTCAAGGTAATCAAGGTACA